TAGTAAATGAAATCAAACGAAGAGACAAATTCAGACCCTTTGCCCCTGCAATATTGGAGGAGCATTGTCAGGACTACTTTGATATGCCTTCCAATTCGAGATACATGTCCTATGTCTATAAGTGTAAGCAACCTAAGGCGATACCTGCTTGTATACACGTCGATAATAGTGCGAGGGTACAAACGGTACCGTTAGACTCTGAGAGCATACTGAGACCCATACTAGAGGCATGGTACGCACGTACGGGATGTCCAGTGTTATTGAATACATCTTTGAACATCAAAGGAAAACCCATGGTAAATACAGTACATGATGCAAAGTTATTTGAGGACAAATATGATGTCACTGTGTTTTAGTGGATGTAGTATCACCTATGGTGATGAACTAAATCGAAGATTGGATGAAAGGTACAGCACTCTTGTTTCTAATCATTATGGATGTAACCACGTCAACATATCACAATGTGGAATTAGTAATGATGCGATAGTAAGAAATACAATCAGACATCTACAAAATACCAGTTCTCCTGACGTAGTTGTTATACAATACACAGTTCATCCTAGAATAGAGTATTTCGACAATCAACTCATACAGAAGTGGACACCACAGAGGGCAAACGATACACAGAGGAGTAGAGCATACTATTTGTCTGTCTACAATGACATCTTTGCAGCAGAGAACATGTGGAAAAATATATTCTTATTTGACTCATATTGTAAGAGTGTAGGACAGAAATATGTGTCATTGATTGCCGATCATTTTGAACGTATTATTGTAAAACCTGAAAAATTCTATAAAGGAGACGTTGGATATTGGAGAAGTATGTGTAAAGACTACAATCCTGTATACATTCAAAAAGAATTACTGGGTACTGAGTTTGAGCATCCAGAAAACTATGCTCAAGGTAGAAATGGTGGGCACCCTAGTAAAGAAGGTCACAAGGAATTGGCAAATAAAACCATTGAGTTGATAGACGCTATATAAAGTGTTATAATGATTATGACTGAACTCTAATTATGGCTAAAGGATTTAAGGTGGTATCCAAACCACCATCTGAGAGCAAAAACGCTTTTGATATTGAAGCAGCAAAAAAATTACTTCAAGGTAAGAGTATCGTATTCTGCTTACCAGGCAGAGGTGTATCATACATCTTTCTAAAAAACTTTGTATCACTTTGTTTTGAGTTGGTGCAAAACGGAGCAAATATACAGATAGCACAAGACTACAGTTCCATGGTAAACTTTGCAAGATGTAAGTGTCTTGGTGCAAATGTGCTTCGAGGACCTGATCAATTACCTTGGGATGGTAAACTTGAATACGATTATCAATTATGGATTGATAGTGATATAGTATTTTCAAATGAATCATTTTATCGTGTTCTTGCAATGCAAAAAGATATAGCAGGTGGATGGTATGCGACTGAGGATGGTAGGACTACATCATGTGCACATTGGTTAGAAGAAGATGATTTCAAAGAAAATGGTGGAGTTATGAATCATGAAATGGTTGAGAGTATCGTCAAAAGACGTAAACCATTTACTGTTGACTATTCTGGATTTGGTTGGTTGCTTATTAAAAAAGGTGTATTTGAACACACTGAAATGAAGTATCCATGGTTTGCACCACAGATGCAAGTATTTGATTCTGGTGAGGTGCAAGATATGTGTGGTGAGGATGTATCATTTTGTCTTGACGCAATCAAGGCAGGTTTTGAAATATGGATAGATCCCCAATGTCGTGTTGGTCATGAGAAAACAAGAATCATATAGATACTTGCGATGATCAATGTAACAGATATGGAATTGTATGACATATACATCAAAGGATCGCTAGAGTTCAAGTCAATTTCAGAAGAAGAGATGGAGGATAAAATACAAGAATTGGCAGAGGATTATTACAGAGAAGGGTTCCCTCACCCCGATGAAATAGAGGTCAGATACCTCGGACATGAAGACGACCCTCAGTAGAGGGTCTTTTTTTGTCTCTAAATAATGATAAATATACCCAGACTATAAAAAACGAGTGCCAGCACAGAAGTTTTCGCAAGGTTTCAAAGATATTTCTTTGTCCTTTAAAAAACATCCAGTAACAAGAGATGTCCTCACATTGAAAAATGAGGATGCTATCAAACGTTCTGTGCAAAATTTAGTTCGTATCGTACGAGGTGAGGTGTTCTTCAATGAACTCTTAGGCACAAGAATCAGTGGATCGCTTTTTGAGTTGGCAAATAGTGATTATATCGATCCCATGAAAACAGAGATAGAGACTGTTATCAAAAATTTTGAACCAAGAGTGAAATTGACAGATGTAAATTTCAATTCTTTTCCTGATCAAAATGCTATAGAAGTAATCATAAATTATGACATTATTGGACTCTCTGCTCCTACACAATCTGTCAACTTTATACTAGAACCAACAAGGTTATAATGGCACTGCAACAATTCACCAATCTAAATTTTGAGGACATCAAAACTTCAATAAAAGATTATCTTAGACAAAACTCAAACTTCAGTGACATGGATTTTGAGGGGTCAAACCTTTCTGTAATTGTAAATCTACTCGCATATAATTCATATACCACAGCATATAATACTAACGCAGTTGTAAACGAGACATTCATAGACAGTGCCACACTAAGAGAAAATGTTGTATCATTAGCAAGAAACATTGGATATGTGCCTAGATCAAGAAGGGCAGCAAGAATGATAGTTGATTATAGTATAACTGGTATTACATCAAGCACTAACACCATCACATTTCAACCAGGTTTGATAGGTAATGGTGTTGTGTCAAATGTTAATTTTTTATTCTCCATACCTGAGAAGGTAACTGGAACTGCTTTAGGAGGTGAGTCTGCAGGCACCTTGGAAGTATTTCAAGGACAGTATCTTGAATCTAGATATGTTGTAAATGACTCTTTACCAAATCAAAGATATATTTTACCTAATAATGGTATAGACACTTCAACTATTAGAATCAAAGTAAAGGAAAATAATTCAAGCACTACAGCGACTGAGTATAAATTAGTTGATAATATCATAGGTGTAACATCTACATCAAATATCTACCTTATACAAGAGACGACAGATGAGAAGTATGAGGTATTGTTTGGTGATGGGATATTCGGACAAAAATTGAGTAATGGTAATATTATACAGATATCTTATATCAAGACTGAAGGTAAAGAAGGTAATGGCGTTTCAAATTTATTATTTTCAGGCACAATAACAAATGAAAATCTTGCCACAGAAACAGATATATCTGCATCTATAACACCTCAATTTCCCTCACAAAATGGTGATGAGATAGAAGATATTAGAAGTGTCAGGTATTATGCACCTAGATTATATTCCTCACAGCATAGAGCAGTTACAGCAAATGATTATGAGGCGATAGTACCATCTGTATATCCTAATATAGAATCAATAAGTGCTTTTGGTGGTGAGGAATTGACACCTCCCAAGTATGGTCGAGTATATATCGCTGCCAAACCTAAAAATGGATCTTTCTTATCAGAATTTACCAAAAGACAAATACTATCATCTCTAAAGAATTATTCTGTGGCAGGTATAGTGCCAGAGATCATTGATTTGAAGTTTTTGTATGTAGAATTAGATTCATACGTATATTACAATTCAAACTTTGTTGGTGATACTCAAAACCTAAGAACTGATGTCATAAATGCCATGAGTTTATTTGCAAGTGGCACTGAATTGAATAAATTTGGTGGTAGATTTAAGTATAGTAAAGTTTTATCACTAATCGACAGGGTGAGTGACTCTATAACATCAAACATAACCACTGTTAGAATAAGAAGAAATTTAGTAGCACAATTGAATGTGTTTAGTCAATATGAGATATGTTTTGACAACACATTCCATAGAAATGAGTCATCTTATAATATAAAGTCCACTGGATTCAACGTGTCTGGTGTATCTGGCACAGTGTACTTTTCTGATCAGCATGTATCTGGTGATACAGGTAATCTTTTCTTATTCCAACTTGACTCCGACACAAATGTCAAGATATTATCTTCAACATTTGGGTCTGTTGATTATAAGAAGGGTGAAGTCATAATTGACACAGTAAACATCACTGGCACAGTTTTATCGGATAATATTATTGAGATACAGGCGATACCACAGTCAAATGACATACTAGCGAGGAAAGAATTATACCTACAGTTTGATGTATCAAATAGTAATTTCTTCATGAGAGAAGATCCAATATCTACAGGTGCAAACACATCTGGTACAAGGTACAATCCACAATCTAGTTACAGTAATGGTGCAAAAGTTAGAGGTGCTATCATTACGAGCACTGCTAGTTCCTCAAATCTGGTTGGGTATGTGAATGGTAATCCATATTACGGACCTTTCCACTTCCACCCCACGACTGGTAAGAAGATGGTTGGTGCTATCCATGTTTCTACTCCTCATGATACGATATACGCTACTAAGGCAGAGAGTTTAGGAATTTCTGCAGACAGTGCTGCTATAGATAGTTCGTCAACAACAATGACATCGACACCACCATCTTCGTCATCTTCATCATCATCCTCAAGCAGTAGTAGTGGATACGGATACTAATGATACAGACATCATTAACAAAAGTCAAAATACATGAAATTATTGAAAGTCAAATACCAGAGGTAATTGACGAGGAGAATCCTCTTTTAGCTGATTTCCTAAAACAGTATTATATTTCTCAAGAGTATCAAGGTGGTGCCATAGACATCGCTGAAAACCTTGTTGAGTACAAGAGTTTAGATTTTTTAAACACCGAAAATCTTATTGGTTTTACATCACTAAGTCAATATACTAGAGCAAACGACGACACGATATACGTTGACTCTACAGATGGATGGCCAAATCAATTTGGTTTATTGAAGATTGATAATGAAGTTATTACGTACACAGGTATTGGTTCTACGTCATTTGAGGGATGTGTAAGAGGTTTCAGTGGCATAGAAAATAATAATAAAACTAATCAACCAGAATATCTAACATTTACCAATAGTGGAGTAGCAACTCACGGTGTGGACACTAGAGTTCACAACCTAAGTAACGTATTTCTACAAGAGTTTCTAAAGAAACTAAAAAAACAAGTATTGTCAGGGTTTGCAGAAAGAAAATTAGATGAGAATTTAGATCAATCAAACTTTATTAGACAATCAAAAGATTTCTACAAGTCAAAAGGTACTGAGGAAGCATTCAAGATATTATTTGGTGCATTGTATGGTGAAAAGGTTGAGATGATTCAACCATCAAAATATATCATAAGTCCGTCAGATGCAGATTATAGGGTAAACGAAGTTCTTATATGTGAATTGATTGATGGTAATCCACTCAAAATAACAGGTGAAAGTATCATACAAAAGACCAGACCATTAGAAACAAGTGGTTCAATTACAGGTGTGGAGAAAGCGGTATTTGGAAATAAATCATATTATAAAATTGCTTTATCAAAAGGCACTATCATAGGTAAGTTTCAACAGATTGGTAAAACATTCATAACAAGGTCAGCACCTGTTGGATCCACTGTAATTGATGTAGATTCTACAGTCGGATTTGGTGCTACAGGGTTCATAGAGTTTGAAGATAGAAAAATATCATATCTTGGTAAATCACTCACACAATTTACAGGTATATCGACTCTTACATCGCCATGTGGTATAGGATCTACAGTAAGATCTGGTCTTGTTGCTACATCATATGAGAATGGTGATCTTGGACTTCCAGTTAGATTCAATGTGTTAGGTGTGCTCAATAAATTCGTTGGTTCTGCAATCAATCAACAAGAAGATTCTGAGGTGAATATAAAACATCTCGGAAGAATAGAAAATGATTTGAGATACACCACATGGATCTATAACACAGCATCCACATACGCTATCGAAAGGTATACACTCAAGAGCACAAACAGTTACAATTTCAAACTTGCATCATCAAACTTCTCTCTCTACGTCGGTGATCAAATAGAGGTTATAGATCAAACTGATCCAGATAATAAGTTAGATGGTACTATAACTTTTGTATTTGATAAAAACCAAAGTGACTCTATATCAGTCAGTGTTCCTACTCTTGATACTACAAAGAGATATAAGATAAGAAGAAAATTAAAAATACAGAAAGATAGAACAGCTGACGTACAGAACACATACAATGATGGATTTGCTGTACATGTTGCGTCAAATAGTTTACCTCACTGGACTATTGATCCACAAAAAAGAATTAGACCATTCACTAATGCAGGTGTCAATACAACTACAGTTGAGATAAATGTACCAGATCATGATTTTTATGATGGTGATCTGGTAGCATACTCTTCCTCAGGGATAGGCACTCTAACTAACTTGAATGACGGTGAGTCATATTATGTCAAGAGGGTTGATAGTAACACTGTAAAATTAGCATTCACGGGAGAGAACGTAAGAAGAGGTCAGTTCATAACTGCATTCATAGGTAATGATATAGGAACATTAACGTCACATACACTTACACCAGACTCACTTTTTGGCACAGATCTCGGTGCACAAAAAATAGTAAGAAAATTTGGTGTCCCTGAATATGGTGATGTAAAGGATAAGACGGTGCAAGGTGGTGTTGGTTTATTTGCTAATGGTGTAGAAGCATATTCATACAAATCATCTGACATCGTATATTTCGGACCTTTACAAGGTGTAGAGGTATTGAACACAGGTTCTGGGTTTGATGTTGTAAATAGACCTAAGTTGACAGTCACACAAGACGGGCATGCAGGTACAGCAGCGTCTGTAATAGCACAAGTAGAAGGAGTTTTAGAAGAGATTCTTGTTGACACTGAAGGTTTTGACTACGAAGAGATACCCACAGTAAAAGTTATTGGTGGTAATAATAATACAGCCATAGCAAAAGCAAAGATGAAATTTGTCAATCAAACTGTAGAGTTTGATTCAACATCTACAGGTGGTGTTGTAAATACCGCTACAGATAGGTTTGTATTTTCCTCACCTCACGGATTCAAACATGGTGAGGAGATTATATATCAAACTAATGGTAGCACAGGCATAGGTATCGGTATTACACCAGGTGTTCTGGTAGACACAGCACCTTACTTTGTTGTAAAAATAGACGATTTTCAATTACACATTTCTGTGTCAAAAACAAAAGCACTAGCTGGTATTGGCACAATCGATCTTACCACAAATGGTGGTGGGTTACAAAGTTTCAAATCAACTTCAAGAAGACAAAAAGTTGACAAAGTTTTAGTAGAGGATGTAGGTTTATTTAAGAATAGAGAGGTGCACACTAGCTCTGGTATCAATACATTTGTTGATACAATCGTGATTCCCTCTCATGGATTTAATAATTCAGAAATAATCAAGTACACATCTACTGAGTCTGCCATAGGTGGTCTTACAAATGGTGGTGAATATTTTGTTGAAAAGATAGATGATGATAGTTTTAGATTATCTGACAACAAGGAATTACTGACGTTCATAAGTTTGAATGATAATGGATTGGGAACTCATGTATTTCAAGATCCTCCAATATCAGTGGACATTAGTGGTAGACAAGGTATATCAACAATCAACGCAACTGCCACACCGATAATAAGAGGAAATATTACTGCGGTGCATGTGAGTCAAAAAGGAAGTGATTTTGGATCTACAGTTATAAATGACAATTTTAAACCAGTCATAGAACCCATTGTTGGTAAAAATGCATTCTTACAACCATTCATTGTAAATGGAGGTATAGATCAAATTATAATCAAAGATGGTGGTGAAAACTTCTTTAGTGCAGATATTATTATAGATGGTGATGGCACAGGATGTAAAGCAAAAGCAAATATAACAGATGGCACCATAACAAGCATTGATATTATAACAAAGGGTGCTGGATACACTCAAGCAAAAACAACCGCCACAGCAAAAACACCAGGCCAAGGTGCTATCTTCTCTAGTGAAGTCAAAAAATGGACTATCAACCAAGTAGAAAGATATGCTAAGTTTGGAGATGTAAAAGATGACGACGGATTCCTAGAAACACCAAGAGATTTTGATTTAGGTAATCCTTATGTAAACTATTATGTGCCTCGTAATCTTAGAAATTTTTTAGGTGATTTAGGACAAGATCACTCACCGATCCTTGGTTGGGCATATGATGGTAATCCAATATACGGACCTTACGCTATTGTAGATGGTAAGAAAAAATATATTGAATCAAGTTATCGTAAGTTAGCGAGTTCTAGAGTTGACGGACCTAATATCAATATTTACCCTGCTGGTTTCTTTGTAGAAGATTTTACTTATGTGGAGGGCACTGGTGATCTTGATGAACACAATGGTAGATTCGCACCCACTCCTGAATATCCAAATGGTGTATATGCATACTATACCACAGTCGATGGTATTGAGGTAAACAACCCAAATAGTCCTTTCAATAACGCCAGAACACCAGTATTCCCATATATTGTAGGTGACACTTATAATTCCAAATTACAGACATTCAATAATTCATATGATTCCAATCAAGATTTAGATCTTCCTTCACTGGGTTTGGTAAGAAATACTGAACCATACAATATATCTGAGTATGAGTATGTCGCACAAGCAAACAAAAATACACTTATAAATTCTAAAATCACTCAAACTAAGAGTGGTTTGATTGATAGAATTGACATAGTAACCTCTGGTAAAGATTATAACGTTGGTGACAAATTATTTTTTGATAATAGTCTGACGGGTGGATTTGGTGCCATAGGTAAAATCAACTTTGTTGAAGGTCCTGATATAACAAATATAACATCATCAATCACCGAGATAGAAGATATAGTTTTAGTTACTAATGCAGGTGGTGTCACGGGTATACACACAGGACCTATCGCAGTTGCTGATAATTCCTTTGTAGAAATAATAGGCATATCAACAAGCACTCACTCAAACCTCGCTGTGCGTAATGCAAAAATTGACCTTAAAGAAGTGAGCACAGGTCTTGGCGTATCAATGGCAAGTGTAAACAATACAGGTCTTACCACAAGTGTGCTTATCTCGGATTGGATACCTGATGTGATCAGAGGGTACAAATTCAAAATAAATGACATTTTACAGATTGATAATGAACAGTTGAAGATAATAAATTTTGACGTAAAAAATAACAGGCTGGAATTACTTAGAGCACAAAATGGCACAGCAGGTGCTGCACACACATTTGGATCTACAATTACAAGGTTGGAGAATGAATTTACATATCAATTATCAAAACCTGTCAATTTAAACACAGATGAAGATGTTGCATATTACTTCAATGCCGAAACAATGGTGGGTGCAGGTAGCACCTTTGGTGTGGGTATAGGCACCACAGTGACAGTATCTGGAAGAGGCGGTCATCAAATAGTGTCGTTCTTTGGTAATGAGACAAAAGATATATTCATACCTACAAGGACAATTTATATGCCAAGTCATCCATTTAGAAATGGTGATAAAGTGGAATATAGTCCTGGTGCAGGTACCTCGCTTACATATCAAACAGATGCAATGAAGAGACTTGCAGGTGCGTTCAAGAGACCATTGCCACCTGAGGTATTTGTGCAGGTATTGGATAATAATTTAATAGGTATTGTTACATCTCAATCTGATTTGGGATCCGATGCCAATAGGGTAATGTTTAGTGGTAATACGGGTATTGGAAACACACATTTCTTCAAAACAAAAAAAGATGTGGTTACTGGCACACTTAGAATTATTAATGTAACAGCAACATCTAACAATCATACATTTGAGAGAGGAGACACTCTTAATTTGACGGTTGTGTCTTCCGCAACCAGTTCTGTATCTGCAGTATATGATTCGGGATCAAGGTATGTAAGCATAGGATCTTCAATCAATCCTCCAATCTCTCTCATTACAGGCGACACGTTAGAAATAGATACATCTGACATATCACTTGAAAATACAAAATTATCATTCTTTTTAGATCAAGACTATAAGAAACCTTTTGTGGGTACAGGTAAATCTGCGATAGAGGTTATAAACACTGGAATACCTGGCAATGAAGGATCAAAGACATCTATAAACTTTACTGATCGTGTACCTAATGTATTGTATTACAAATTCTTACCATTACAAAATACTAAAATCATAGAGGTAAACAAGGAGATACGGGACTATTCTAAAATATTCGTAAACCAAAGTAAGTTTACAGGAAATCATACAATACTATCTAAAGATACAAACACGTTCAGTTGGAATCTATTCACTATACCTGAAAAGGTAGGGTATACAAGTGAATCACAAATTTCTTATATAACCAACTCACCAAGTGTTAGAGGTGGTGTTGCAAGTATCTTATTACAGGGTGGTGGGTCAAATTACAAAGATATACCTCAAGTATCAATAGCATCTACAACTGGATCATCTGCTAATCTCAAAGCGTTTGGAAGAGACATAGGTAGATTAGATGAAGTTCAATTAGTTGATACTGGATATGATTATCCATCTGATCTGACACTACAACCACAGGCAGCAGTGCCACAGGTATTGTTCTTGAAAGATAATTTTGCAGTGGATAGTGTAGCAATCACATCTACAGGAAGAAACTATCTTACACCACCCGATTTCGTAGTATACAATAGTAAAACAGATTCAATAAATCAAAATGCAGAATTTGAAGCAGAGATAAAAGGTGGATCTGTTTCAAATGTCAAAGTTATATTTGCTGGCGGTAATCTAAGTGCAGGTGATGTTGAATTATTTGCTGTAAATAATTCTAATGGTGTAGGTATTATAAGCTGCACATATTCTGAACCAAATGTCACACTCAGGTTACAAACACCACTTACAGGATTTACTACTGCAGTACCAATACCATTTACAGTAGGAGATAAAGTATTTGTGGAGAATACAGGTGTATCTACTGGAAATGGATTTAACTCAGCTGACTATGGTTATAAATCATTCACTCTTATTGGCGTAAACACAGCATTTGGAAATGTAAATCAAGCTACGCTTACATATGAAGTTGACAGAGATCCTGGTGTGCATGATTTTGGGAAATACGGTGTAGTTGTCAAGGATAAAGATCTTGCAAAGTTCAAAGTCAATCTTATTGAAAGCACATTTTTGAACGGTGAACCAATTGTTTCATCATCAGGTGAAGAATCAAGAGTTATTATAGGAAAAGGTAAAACAAGGAATACTTTGAGAATTGATTCTCTTGTAGGATTCAATGTTGGTGATGTAGTGACTGGTAAGTTTTCCAGAGCTGGTGGAACAATTGATTCATCTCAATCATATGAAGGATACTTTACTCTCGATACATCTTCTGAAAAAACTTTTGGTTGGGAGAGAGATACTGGTAAACTAAATGAGTTTTATCAAAGAGTTCAAGATAATGATTATTACCAATACTTTGCATACTCACTCAAGAGTTTTGTGGGTATTAATAGTTGGAGTGAACCAGTTGACTCTCTTGCTCACATAGCAGGTTTCAAGAAACACTCTGATCATCTTATCAATTCTGTGCCTATCACCAGTTCACAACCTGTTGGTATATCATCGGGTGCAGGTAATGTTATTGTTATTGATGAACAAGCATCATTACTTGACACACATAATTTTGATCTTGTAAGTGAAAATACAAACCTTGATGAAAATATAAGCGATGAGGTTCAATTCTTATCTGGTAGATTTGGTGATGGTCTTATTTGTAAAACAAACCGTGTATTAGAATTAGATGACATAAGTCCACAATTTTACTCTGATCCTAACCTTATAAGATCTGTAGAATTAGATACATTTGACATGTTGACAGGAGGTCCTGCAGGTGATGGTATAAGTGCTATCAAATATTACGCTCAAGTAACTCTTGATGTATCAGCAGGTATATCATTCAATGCAACTCAATATTCAGAATTTGTTGTATTTCATGATGGCACAAATGCTTATCTAAACACCTACTCAGAATTGTCTGATTCTGATGATCTTGGAGAGTTTAGTGCTGAGACAAACGGACCTCTTGCAAGTGTATTGTATATACCTAACAACTCAGCGTTAGAATATGATATCACATTTCATAAAGAGATAATTACGAATGGTGTGGGTGTAGCATCCACCGCATTTGGATTAGTTGAATACAAAGGAATTACAAAATCTCTAGCAGTAAGTAATACTTTACAAGATGTTGATGAAGTAGATGCGACCATGTATAAATCTGGTAGTATTTTAGTGTCAGCTAGAGGTCCTAGTGGCGAAAAGGAAATAGATGAATTTTTATGGTTGATTGATGGTTCAAACAATGTCATATTCACAAACACTGGTAAAATGGATGCTGATACAGACATCGGTACATTCTCTTTAGACAATACAAGTGATGTATTGAAATTGCAACACACTCCTCCTGTGGGTATGGCAGTAACAGTATCTTCTCTTGTCAGGGCAGTGGGTGTGGCACAAACTCATGCAAACTCAGGCATAGTTGATGAGTATCATATAGGTGACACTATGCTAGACAGCACATTTATACAACTACCTGCTAATGGGTCTCCTAGTGATCAAATAATATCTGAGAAATCATACGCCAATTACACCACATGCAGATTCCACGTTGAAATACACAATACAACTGATGATGAGTATTCAGTATTCATAGTTGGTTCAAATTCATTTGGTGGAAATGCCACATTCAATACCTATAATAATCTATTCACATCTGACAGTGAAAAACGTAATATGTCAAATACTAGCATACATATTACTAGCACAAATACGCAGTTGAAATTCTTACCTGTTGCTAACAAAGCGTATACTATAAGAACACATGAATTAAAGATTGATAAACCAGATTCTGTTGCAAGCAACACAACCGTAACGTACTAATGACATTTCAATTAGCATCAGTTAATAAACAATTCAATACTGCGACTGAAAGTTTTCAAACTTCTTTTAGACTGACACACAAAGGCAATGAATTATTTTCTCATGAATTTGATGCTGGTGCAGCGGCTAATATTTTGATTGGTAAAGATACTTTTGTTATAAAGAATCATTTTTTTACCACTGGTGAAGAATTGACATATGAAGCATTTGCTGGTAGACCTGTAGGAATTAATCATAATAGTCCTGGTGTAGGTGGTGCAACAACCTTACCATCAACCGTTTTTGTTATAAAATTAGATGAAAATAAATTCAAGGTTGCTGCCTCTAGAGACTTAGCAATATCGAGTGATCCAATAGGTTTGACAACAGTTGGTGTTGGGACAACACAAAGTTTCACCACTCAAAAATTAGACACCAAATGTATTATCACTATTGATAATGTTATACAATCACCCCTTCTTGAAAATACAAACGTATCAACAACTTTAAAGAGCACGATGTTCAATCGTGAAGCAAGATTTACAGACCCTAATAAGTTTAAAAATTATGATATTATAAAAATGGGTAATGAGATCATGCGTATCCAAGTAATTGGATTTGGTACGCATGCTGACAATGTATTGGTGGATCGTGCATGGATGGGTACCGCAGAAGAACCACATTTAGTCAATGATCCCGTTCAATTGGTGAGAGGTGATTACAATATAAGAAGAAACAAGATACACTTTGCTGATACACCCTTTGGTGGTACAAGACAAAAAATTGGAATACAATCAGGTGCGGTAAATGTATCTGCTAGTAGATTTACAGCACTTACAGAGATATTCAGCACTGGTACACAGGTAAAATTAAGATCAAGAACACCACCTGCTCCTCTTGTAGGTAATAATGACTATTTCATTATCAAGAATGGTAATAATGATTTTTCATTCGCAGCAACTAAACCTGATGCATTGACAGGAGTGGGTATTACTTTGACTTCTGCAGGTATTGGCACACACAATCTACTCGTAGCTGACGTAGTGGATGGTAGTGAGTTTCAGGGTAGAGCGTTTATGAGATCTGATTACAGAGGTAACTTTGTGCTCGATGATATATCTAATGGGTTTACAGGTGTAGGTAAGACATTTACTCTGACAAGTGATGGTTCAAATATCAGTGGTATCAATACTGATTTTGGTGTAATATTGATCAATAATGTATTTCAAAAACCAGATATAGATTATGGATATGATGAGAATTCAGGTATTACTTCAATTACATTTACTGGAAATGATATATCTGGTCAAACTGAAACTTATAGCACATCTGATGTAAATGCCAACAGACTACCTAGAAAAGGTATCATATCTGGTCTTGGTAATACTCAAGGATTTGGATATCAACAACTACAAACTGGTTTTGGAACTGCAGTAGTATCAGGTTTTGGTACTATAACTGTAGCGATGGGATTCACTGGTGGTGGATATAGATCAGAGGGCACACAATTCAAGGTAAGAGTTATAGGTGGTAATCCTACAACTGCTGCTGCAGGTACGTTCTCAGTGCAAGATGGTAGAATAAAGAAAATCTTTATGGATGGAACGCCAGGTGCTGGTTATACATACACAAATGTTCCACTGTTAGAATTTGACTCACCATATGCTTATGATGATATAAAACTGATAAGTCAAGGTGTAGGTGTGGGTGCTTCTATATCATTCAATATTGGTATAGGTGATAGTGTATCAGCACCAGTAATTACGAACACAGGATATGGTTATACAGCAGGTGAGGTTCTTACAATAGCAGGTATACCTACAAACTTCAGTGCTGGCACTAATTTTCAACATGCCACATTTACTGTTACTGAGACAAGTGATGATAAGTTTTCAGGGTGGGTATTAGGTAAATTCCAGATACTTGATAATTTCTCCCACGAATTCAATAGTAGTAAAACTCAATTTACACTTACGGAGAATGGAGAACCTATTAGCATTGAGAAGACAGCAGGTAGTCCTATTAGTCTTGATGATGTTCTATTGATATTCATAAATGATGTGCTACAAAAACCTGGCAAAGCATATACATTTGAGGGTGGAACACAAATTAAGTTTACAGAACCACCACCTTTAGGTGCTACTTTACAAATTCTATTCTATAGAGGAACTGATGCTGACGTAATTGATGTCGAAGCAGTGGAGACAATACTGAAGGGTGATATAGTAACAATTGAAAGTCCATCAAAAGATAGATCTTTATTAAAACAAGACCCTAGGATTATTAGAGAGGTGGTATCAAGAGATACATTACAAACTACAATCTATAAGGGACAAGGTATCACAGCATCTAAAGACATACTTAGACCTGTAACGTGGAGAAAACAAGAAGATGACAAGTTCGTTGATGGAGTCAAAGTAAGTAAGGCAAGAGGTTTATATGTCGGTAGAGTTCAACCTGCAACTAGACTCATAGCTGGTGTAGGCACAACATCTACTGTGATGTATGGACAATCAGGTATCATTGGATTCACAAAAACAGAAGATCCTAATATCACTGAATTTGACATCAAAATTGTTGATACTGATAAAGACAATACTGGTTTCGGTTCAACTGGATTTACTAACCCATATAGATCTATTGAACGTGTGACAATGGAGGGTGACGACGGAGTTATAGTTGGTGTCGGATCTACTGCCACTGGTTTACAGTTTGAATTTTCTATACCAACTAACTCAGTATTGAGAGATAATGCATTCGGTGGATTTACTGAGACTGGTATAGGAACAGGTGATTTCTTCCTTGTAAGTAGATCAAATATTGGAGATGGTGTTACTGCTATGTCAACTGATGGTTCAGGGACTGTTGGTGTAACTACAATTTGTGTTGATGGTGTATTCCAAGTCAGTAACATTGAGAGAGTGGGTGCAGGTTCAACAATCAGAGTATTCACTGAGATAGCAGCAGATCATGGAGTGAACGTAACTGGATTAAGTTCAGGTGCAGGTAACTTCTATGGTGCCTATTCATACGCCAAATTTACAACTGGAGCTGTAGGTTTAGCGTTTACTGTCAATCCCATGAATGGTCTTACTGGATTATCAACTGCTCCTCAAATCCAAAGAACATCTAAATTGTCACTGGATTACACATAAATAACAATTACGAACTAATTTAGTTTCAAAATAATGCCAGCGATCATCACTGATCAGATAAGAGTATTGAATGCTACGAATTTCGTTAGCGGAATTTCGACAACTGACAACAGTTATTATGTTTTCATAGGATTACCAAATGCAACTTCAGTTGCATCAGATTGGAACACAGCGACTCCTTCTCCTATTGATAATTTTGACGAGCATGATAATGTATACGATTCTCTAATTTCTGCCAAAAAAATAACTTCAACCGACGTGTTGAGAGTAATCAAAAAGATTACATGGGAAACAGGAACGATATATGAGATGTATCGTCCAGATTATAGTATTGATAGATTGAGTCCACAGACGAATTCCTCTAGTTTGTATAAAGCAAACTTCTATGTCATGAACTCAGATTTCAGAGTATATGAGTGTATATACAATGGTGCTTCACCATCTAACAGTGGTGGTGGTGTTATATCTCTTGAAGAACCTACACATACAGATTTACAACCTAGATTAGAGAGTGATGGTTATGTTTGGAAATATCTTTATACTATAAAACCAAGTGATATTATAAAATTTGATAGTGCAGAATTTATTCCAGTTCCTGCAGATTGGGGCACTAACACAGCAGTAGCAGATGTGAGAAATGCTGCTGTAGATGGTAAGATAGAAACTATTGTAATTGAAGATGTCACGAATGCGACATATCAGTTCAATGGTACAAAGAATGCTGTTCCTATAAGAGGGGATGGATCTGATGGTCTGGCATCTGTCACATTCATCAACGGTAAACCATCTGCTGTTCAAGTAACTAACGGTGGTAGTGGATACTCTTTTGGAACTCTTGACCTTGATGATGTAGTGACAGGAAGTGGTGCTTCATTCTCTGTCATTGTGCCACCACCAGGCGGTCACGGTGCAGACATCTACAGAGAATTAGGTGCTAATAAGGTGCTTGTGTATTCTCGTATAGAGAATAGTGATGTCACAAACCCTGATTTTCCTACTGGTAACCAGTTTGCAAGAATAGGTATTATAGAAAACCCACAACAATTTGGTAGCACAAATTTACTTACTGCCTCATCTGCATCGGGGGTATATGGATTGAGATTAGCAGGTGCAGCAACCACCAGTATGTCAGTCGCCATAGATGGTGAGATTACACAGACTGTAGGAGTTGGTTCCACTGCTGTTGGTCAAATCATAGGATACGATCCAATCACAAAATCACTGCAATACTGGCAAGACAGATCCCTTGCTACAAACGATTCCTCAGGTAATAAACCCACCTATGGATACAAACTAAATAGATTCACTGCTAACCCTGCAAGTGGAGGCAATACTAATATTATTGTTACCACCACAGGAGGAACAGAAACCTTGTCAATTGACACTGGTTTCACGGGAGTTTCAACTACAGTGAACTCAAGAACATATTATTTTGGACAAACGTACAACAGTGGATTAGCAAACCCAGAGATCAAAAAATACTCTGGAAATATAATCTACATTGACCAAAGACCTGAAGTAACTAGAGCAACAAACCAACGTGAAGATATTAAAATTATCTTAGAATTCTGATACGATGCCACAGAACACCAACCTAAATGTCAGTCCATATTTTGATGATTTTGATTCATCAAAGAACTTCAACAAAGTTCTTTTCAAACCTGGCAGTCCAATACAAGCAAGAGAATTAACGACTCTTCAATCTATCTTACAAGGACAGATAGAAAAATTTGGTAAACACTTCTTCAAAGAAGGATCGATGATCATACCTGGTGTATTCAAGTATGATGGTCAATATACATCTGTCAAGGTTGAATCTACGTTTTTTGGTGTTCCTGTAGAATTATACTATGACAAACTTATTGGTCTAAGAATCAAAGGTAAGACCACTGGTGTCATTGCTCAAGTTGTAAAGGTGTTATCTGCTGCTGAATCAGAAACTAATCATACCACACTCTATATCAAATATGAAAAAGACTCTGATGATTATTTGGCAGGTAATTTTGTAGATGGTGAGACTCTTACAACACTTGAAGATTTCACTTATGGTTTGACTACCATAACAAGTGGATCAGATTTTGCTACAGCAATTAATTCAAATGCAACAAATGTTGGATCTGCTTTTGCTATCACTAGAGGTGTGTGGTTTGTTCGTGGATCTTTTGTTGAAGTAAATCCAGAAACAATAATACTAAATCAATATGAACCATTCGCATCATTCAGAGTAGGTTTAAATGTTATTGAGGAAATTGTCACTGCTGTTGATGATAACAGTTTATACGATAATGCTGCTGGATTCTCCAACTACACTGCTCCTGGTGCTGATAGGTTCAAGCTTAGTGTTTCTCTTATTAAGAAAGAATTAGATGATTTTCAAGATGAGAATTTCATAGAATTACAACGTATACAAGAAGGTATCACCGTAAAAATTGTAGATACCACGATATACAGTGAGTTGGCTAAAGAATTTGCAAGAAGAACATTTGATGAGAGTGGTAATTATTATGTTGACAAATTTGATCTAGAAGCAAAAGAATGTCTGAATGATAGAGTGGACGTATTTGGCACCTATTTTCCAGAACAGATAACAGATCAAGGTAATGTGCCTACAAAAGATTTGATGAATATCAGGATAGGACCTGGTAAAGCGTACGTAAAAGGATATGAAGTAAAAACACAAGGATCAAGACATATTGATGTAGATAAACCCAGAACAACTAGACTTGTTGAATCATCTGCTGTGCCATTTGAAGCAGGTAACAAACTAAGAATTAATAATGTGCTCAATGGTGCACAGATAAAGTTGTCTGCTATAAATTCTGACTATGTATCTCTACAAAAAGAAAGATTGGGATCTACTAGATCATCAGCGTTGACCGAGATA